CTACAATTCTTTTATCTCTACAAAAGCAATGCAGAAAGGCACTGACTGGGAGCACGAGTCAATAGAGCTTGTTAATCAGATTAGAGATACATTCTATATCAAAAATGAAGATACTATTGAGAATGACTGTCTAATTGGTACACCTGACATCATTTTAGACAATTCAATAATTGACATTAAGACTTCATGGTCACTTGAAACTTTCCCAGCTATAGCAGCAGAAGGAATCAATAAAGATTATGAATGGCAGTTGAGAGGCTACATGATGCTATGTGACAAGGAATCAGCTGAGCTAATCTATTGCATGATTGATACAGATGACTTTCTACTATCTGACTGGGATAATAAATCTATCCACAAAGTATCTCATATTGACCCTAAGAAGAGAATAACAGTCCTAAGGTATGAACGTAACATTTCAACAGAAGAAGCCATTAGAGAGCGTCTTTTAGCTTGTACTGAGTATTACAATGAATATTTTGTACAATTAAACTGTAAGTAATGGAAAAATCCTACTTCATAATTGAGACTAGTCTAGAAAATATTAAGAATGCTAGATATACAGCTAGTATCTTTAATAAGAAAGCTCATGAGTATTGTATCTTATTTACAAATAATTATGACCAGCTAGACATCAGAAAGGTAAGTAAAGAGGAATTTAATAATTTAAACAAACCAAAATGATTGAAGTAAACAAAACATACATCAATAGAACTAGGGAGCAGTTGGTGATGCCTATCTCATCTAATCAAGGGATGGTATTATACCAGGTGACAAAGAAATCAACTGACAATCCTATCACAGAATTCAAGTGCACTACAGCACGATTTTTAAACCTATATAAATTATCAAAATGACAGAGAAAGAATTTTACCAACAAGCAATGATCGCTGCAATGCAAGGCTTGTTATCAGCAATCGGAAATGGCTATGAAGCTGAGTACGTACACCCTCATTCAACTATAGCAGCTATGGCTGATGAGTATGCAAAAGCTCTAACAATAAGAGCAGAGATTGAAGTAGCAAAAATGAGACTTGATGTCCCATTCCCTGAGAAAGTAGTATAGGCACCTAGGAAATGCCAACCCCTCCAGTAACTCGAAGTCTGGCAATACAATTACAATAAAGTTGGAGGGGTTTTTTAATTTAAAACAATGGAAAAAAAATTAAAATTAGGAGAGATTGAGATAGGTGGTAAGATTACCGTTGAATCAATTTCTGTAAACATACTAGAAGTTGCAGGAAAAAGAAATTATGAATGTCAATTAACCTTAGATATTAACATGATTTGGAATGAAGAAACAGAAATTAAACATTTGAGTAAATTAAGATGGATTTTAAAAGAACATGAAGTTGAACAACTCAAAGAAAATAAATTTATAAAAACAAAATTGTTGGTCGAAGACTGATAGCTCCCCCTCCAGTAACTGAAATCTTGGAAAATTACAATCACAAGGAGGGGTTTTTTAAGTAACAATTAAACAAATAATATGACACACACAACAACTGGAGCAATTATCAACAAATTGCCAATGAAACAAGTATCTGAAAAGTTCAAGATACAAGAATTTATCCTCAAGGTAGGAGATGATAAGTATCCTCAAGAGGTAAAATTTCAATTAGTGAATGATAATGTTGATCTGCTAGACTTTATTCAAGTCAATGAAGTAGTAGAGGTGACATTCGAGCTTAGAGGCAGAGAATACAATGGCACACACTATGTGAGCTTGAATGCTCTAAAAGTTATCTCTAAGTTATTCTAATGGAAAGAATAAAAATGTTCGGAATTTGGGCATTAATATGCTTAATCTGGGTAATATTTGTAAGTCTTTTTTTATATGGTGTTAACATGATGTTTGGTAGCATGGGAATTATAATAGTATCTATTTTATTTTTTATCTATTACATTTATAATCTTTACAAAATATGGTAAGAACAATCACAATATATCTTAGAGACTTTGACCATGACCTTAAGAAATGGATGCAAGAAGAAACTGTTTATAAAATAAATAACAGATATAAACAAACTCATGTAGCTGAAGATATTGGTGTAACTAATGCTCAAATGTCTAGATTTCTTAATAATAATAAAGTCTCTGAAGATTTCTACATTAAATGGTTTAATTGGTATGGTAAAAATCAATAATTTTACATGTGCATTTCTGGAAGACTGAAGCTTATATCATCGCAAACAAGATCACTGGAGGAAATCCAATATCAAGAGACCTGGTTAGTCACGTCTATCTATTGGTCTGTGAACTCAATATCAAACAAGAGGATCTTCCAAGAGTGTTTGCTAGATATGCTTACAACCAATATAAGTGGAGAGATTCAACATTTAATAAACAATACAAACTGCACGAAGAGCTTCTAGATATCAATATTCAATCAGAAGATGAATACCATGTCACAGAAGCTCAGCAGTTATTAGATACATATTTACATGAATCTCCTACAGATGATCAGAAACTTTTTACTAAAGAAATTACTAAAATGCATCTAATGGGTATGACCTATAGAGAAATTAGAAAACTAACAGGTATAAGTTTAGATACCATACATTTAGCAATTAAACAATTTAAATATGATTTATCTTATTATAATTACAATGCCGATAGGATTAGCAAGAGCATTCCTGAGCTTCAATCTCCTTGATTTTAAACCATTCAATTGTCAAAGTTGTTTGTCATTCTGGATAGCATTAGTTACTTCAGCAATAATAGACTGGCATTTGATTGGATTTGCATTTATTACTTATTTATTCTCTGATTTAATACTACTTTATGAATCTAAGTGAAGAACTATTAGCACAAGCTGAAAGATTTAAAAAAACAAAAAGCTTCCATTTAAGCAATCCTTTAAAAAAAGAATTGGCAATCTGGCATGAAGAAAATGGTCATGGAAAACTTAAGACATGCTGTAACTCTTACATAAGAAATGCAATGGGAAGATTAGTAAATTCTTTGAATAAAGAAGAACAATTAACTCCAAGAATTCATTTTATAGGAATTAAACAATGATAGTAACTGCTCCAATACCCGTTTTTGGTAGATTTCCTTTGATTAGATTAACTATCTCAAGACTTATTAAGCAAGGTGTTACTCCTATTATTTTAGGTCATGAGAATGAAGCAAAAGAAATTGCAAAAGAATTTGATTGTGAATTCATATCCATTGACAATGATCCATTAGGTAATAAATGGAATACAGGATTCCAAGCTTCAAAGAATTATAATGCTGATGCTGTAATGTTCATGGGATCATCTGACTGGTGCAGTGACTCATACATTGAAAGATGCAAAGAGCATAGTAAAGAATTTGGAATGATTGGAATGCTTGGATGTCACTTTGCTGATGTATCTGATTCAATAAGATTAGTTCATTGGAAAGGATATAAGGATCATATGAGAAAGAATGAGCCTATTGGTATTGGTAGATTTCTGAATAGAGAATTCCTTGAGAAAATTAACTATACTCCATTTGATCAAAGACTTAATTCTGGTCTTGATTGGTCCATGTGGCTAAAAGCAGTAAAATCAAATCAAGAAATTGGAATACTAGAATGTGATAAATCAGTACAGCTACTTTCAATCTCAACAAACAAATGGAACAACAAGCATAAATTCCATGATCATTGGGATGGAATACTTAGGTCTGAAAGATGTTCACCTGGTATACTTGAGAAAGATTTCACAGAACTTAAAAAACTACTATAATGCAAGCACACATTTCAGAATCACTTGCTGGATTAGATAAAGGACTAATTGAGAAATATAATTTAACTCCTTATCTAACATCAATATGTGATACTGTATTCATGGGAATGTATAGAGAAGAGGATTTATTCTTATTAGCTAGTCACATTGGTACAAGCACAATAGTATGGTTTGGTAGTGATGCTTTAGACCTTCCAGATGAATGTATAAAGTTTGTACAGGACTCAGTTAATATTGCTGTTAGTCATCAAGTAGTAGAGACTCTATCTAAAAAAGGTATCTATGCAATATGGTGCCCTATCAATGCAGTAATACCACATAATTGGCCATTAAGACCTAATGGAGATAAAATATTCTGGTATTCTGGTAATGCTCCAGAATTCTATGGAGAATCACTAATCAATGAAATCAAAGAAAGAATTGATATCCAAATTATTAGAGCTACTAATGATACATTTACAAGAGAAGAGATAATAGATGTATATTCTCAATGCTTTATCAATCTTAGATTAACTGCTCATGATGGATGTCCTAACACAAATATTGAAATGGGATTAATGGGAAGGAAGTCTATCTTTAATGGTGACCTTCCTTTATCTATTCCTTACAGGTCAGTGGATGATATATGTCAATCAATTATGAAAGAATATACCACTAGACATGTTGATAATTACTATATTAGCAATTTATATCATAACTTTATTAACTATGAAAGAATGTCCACGCTGTTTATTTGATGAAACAATAACAGTTATAACTGAAAAACAATGCGAATACTGTGATCTACATGATGAGCTTGAATTACAGGCTAATCCTCATGAGCTTAAGCATATCATCAAAGAGATAAGAACTAAAGGTAAAAATAATACCTATGATTGTATTATGGGAATATCTGGAGGGATTGATTCCAGCACTCTTCTGTATACAGCTGTAAGATATTGGAATCTGAAGCCTCTTGTTATACACTTTGATAATAACTGGAATACTCCAGAGGCTATTCACAATATGACTCAATTAGTCAAACAACTTAATGTAGACTTAATAACATACAATGTTAATAAAGCTGAGTATGACAGATTGAATGATTCATTCCTTGCTGCCGGTATTCCAGATGCTGATATTCCAAATGACATAGCAATGACTAAGCTAATGTATGACACAGCCTACAAATATGGCATAAAATATATTCTCAATGGTCATGACTTCAGAACTGAAGGATCAACCCCAAAAGAATGGACCTACATGGATGCTAAATATATTCAGTCAGTTTACAATAAGTACACAGGACTGAAGTTACATAATTATCCATTATTTACTTTTAAGGATCAGCTATTTTATGCTTTGCTTGGCATTAAGAATGTCAGACCATTTCATTATGGATTTGATAGAGATACAATGGAGGCTGAAATGAAAAGACTAATCAACTGGCAAGATTATGGTGGTAAACATTGTGAGAATATATACACTGAGTTTGTTGGATCATTCCTTCTACCTGAAAAGTTTAATATTGATAAAAGAATTGTATACCTTGCTGCACAAGTAAGAAGTGGTAAGATAAGTAAAGAAGAGGCAAAACAAAAGTTTAGCATAAAGTCAGAATTTGATTTCACAAAACTTGGAACTAATGGTGAAAGAATGCTAAGACTTGTAAATATGAGAATGGGT